TATCAATTCCATGCGTGTTATTTTTTAGATGTACGTCTGTTGCGAAAAAATCATTTTCATTACACCAAATTCCATAAGTATTATAATAGCAATATACACCACAAAAATAAGGACGGTTTCCGCTAAACAAAATTCCATCATCGTTTGTATGACAATGAATATTAAAAAACTCTGTATCTTTAATCCCGTACCCCATATATATTCCCTGATCATCGCTTCCGCACGACCAAATATTTTCAAAATGAGATTTTACTGTTGTTTGAATATACATACTTTCGTCTGCAGCACTAAGCGCATAAAAATCTTGAATAGTAGCTATATACACTCCATACACTTCCAAATTTCTATCATATCGAAATGCACCAGACCGATATAAAGAAACGCCATTTGCAGCTATATCAATTCCAGTACCAGTTTTAGTTCCGGTTTTTCTTAAAAATGTCAAGCCTGTTGCTTCAGTAGTATCTGCGCTTTTCCATCCACAACTAACCGGAATAGATGCAACATTTAAGGACCAATTTAAATCGTCGAACGTGGAAATTTTTATATTTCCACTTATTGTTTCGGTTGCACCAACATATACTTTTGTGAGCGTTATTACTGAACTGGTAATAGACACAATTTCGTGCGGTGTTTCATTATCGTCTGTATCAAAATCTGACTTAGCTATAAAATCACCGGCGGCCAAACTTCCGGTAAGATTTTCACTTGTATTTATTGTCGCGCTTCCCTCTACCCACGCAAGCGTACCGGACAAAACGGCACCGTCCCCGCTATCCGCTACACGAATGCCGTCAGTTGTATTTAAATTTCCGTCTATAAGAGCGTCGGCCATGTCGGCCCAACCTGTCGCCCTTGTTGTTCCGTCCTCTGTTCCCACATTAGCAGGATTACACCAAACAACTGCCATAATTATATTATCCTTAATCCAGTCTCAATTCCAAATCTTCGTCCCCGATAATCGGGGTAATGCCGTTACTAACTTCTAGGCTACTTGTAAACGAACCAACAAATTGTACTGTCCCGCCTGAAAGAGCATTTACAATTGCCCAACCGACTATTGTATTAGATCCCGCAGTGCATTGAGGAAAATTAATTTGCCCGTTATTTGATTTAACTGACGGATCGGCAAGGGTTGCGCTATTCCAATTCGTTATTTGCTTTCTTGCATATCCGGTATAATCCGCTTCCGTTCCGCCTGTTCCATCCTCTCCGGGAATAACTGTATATAATGCCAAATAGCAATCAGTACTTAAATCAGAAATAAAAGCGTCCAGTGTGGCTGCTGCAACTGCATTTGTAAATCCTGCCATTTAAATGCTCCTTAACTTTTAAATTTAATTTTTTTTTTATGCATAATTAACCAACTTTTGCAAAAGGAATTCCAAGATCATCAATAAGAATCTGCGGATAATTCCATTGTTTATTTATTTCAGAATTAGAATATGACTTACTTATAGGACCAAAACTTTCCGATATTACAATACGATCATTTACGTCCGTAGTAATCATCTTGCTAATTTTATAAAAAATCATTTTGCTTAATACCGGCCATTGACATATTCGTACTGTAGGAACTATATAATCTCCATCCCCGATTGCAGCTGTAGACAATGTATATATACCGGTAACAGGATCCATACTTGATAAATAAGTATCGCTAGCAAGATTCTCATGATAAACAACTTGACCTAATTCAAAAACAGGCGGATAATAATCACCAGACTGGTAAAATATTTGGTTTATAACACCAAAATCAATATTAGTTTCACCAGATTTGAATATTGCTAAAATATATTTATTAAAACTATTGTTTAATATTCTGCGTACATCGCTTGACACAATTGGGATCATAAAATCAATATTTGTATCATAATCGCTTGTAGATATTCCCAATTGCGTCTTGACTGTATTTCTAGAGATTAGATTCAGCATCTTCAGTTTTTTTTATACAAAATAAGGTTTAATATAAGCATCAATCAATCCACCCTCACTGACCGAATCTCCCAAAACAATACCAATATTTGTAGATTCTGTAGACTCATTTGTAAGAACTGTAACATTGACAGTACTGGCAACAGCTCCAATATAAATTTCTGAAATTGTTCCATACGGTGTTGTTGCATGATCTTCTTCAGTAGTTCCATTTAAGGCATCAACAACACTTAAAGCAGTACCATCAATTCCAGTCCCTATAATCGCAATAGGTGCGGTCCCTGCTCCACTAGCATCATGACGCGGAATTAATCCATAAGCCTGTGTAGTTGCTGGCGTTGCAACACCCGCAGAGGTATTACCTGTTGTAATAGTTGTAACAGTAGCGTCACCGGAAGCCTCTCTAATTGTTATAGTTCCGGCACAAGAGGCCGATAGCTTAACCGCAAGAATATTTTGCCACGTTACTATTGTAGTTGCAACAGCATCAGTCCCGGTTAAAGTTACTGTTTCACTTGTTACGCTATCTGTTGTTCCTGTGATTGTACCATATATTGTGCACGTTTGTGTTGTATCTCCTGCATCATCAGAAACAATTTCTATTCCATCGCCAGCTGGTTGATTTCCAAAGTTTCCACCGGCTTCAGCATTAAGTAACGTTACCTGAGTGGGCATATATTTCCCAACATAACCGGACGCCCTGGGAGCAAGCAAGTCCAATTTTGTTAGCGCACATGCTGCAAGAACAGGAACAAATCCTGCTTGTACATTTCCTTTACCGGATGCTGATATTGCTGATCGCGTAACACCAAGAGTTGCGCTATTTTGTTCTGTTCCGAGTTTAATTGTATTAGATGTCTGTTCACATAACCTGCCGGCTGCAATTCCAGCCCCTGAATCCGTAACATTTTCAAACCAATATAAACCCTTCATAAATTGTCTTATTTGAGGATTTCTAAAAACTTGTTGTATACTTCTTTGACTTTTTAATGCCATTATAATTCTCCTGTACGTAGTGCGTGCAACATGCACGTTCGTTCCGTATTTTATTTTAGGCTATTCCATAAATTTTTCCATGATAAGACTCATGGAAAAAATCTACTCCGATACGTCCTTCAATATATCCTTTTTGTGCACTTGCCCCATCTTCATATTCTTTCATACGAATATCTGTACCACCTTTATACGGCATAACAACGGGACGGCAAAAGGCAAGATCACAAATAATTATATTATTTGCTTTTGCAGCATTTGTCCAGATAACACCGATTTCGCCAAAATCACTGTAAACCTGTTTAATTGCAACTCCGCCCACATTTCTGTCTTGAGGCGCGAATCCGTAAAGATTAGATATATCATTCAAATATCCGGGAGGTGTTACAATTGCAGGATTGACCATTGGTGCTCCACTTTCAGCCATTGTTTCAAGCAACTCTTCAATCATTGTTATATCAAGAGCCGCACTTGACGCATTAACGGTATTTGTTGATATTCCTATTGTAGAATCAAGAAGACCCCCACTTGCAACGTTTGTACCAACTGCTGATCTTGCAACATATGTACCTTGTAAGCATGTAAATTCCCAATCTGCCCGCATTTGATCCATTGAATTTGATGCAGCTCTATCAAACTCTGACGTTTCAACAAGATCACCAAGATGTTCAGTTGCAACAACTTGTTGTGTTGCATCTTCACGCAAATCCGAAACAGCAATATCGTATTTAGAAATCTGAACAACATTTTGCTTTGTTGTTCTTGCATAAAAACGAGGGGTCCCTGCAGATAATGATGTATTTTCCGATATTACTGTTTGTGCTGCATTATCAAGACTATAATAAGAACCCATGTCAAAAGACTGAGATTTGACACGCCTTACTCCATTTAACCCACCAATTGCAGCAAAAAATTGACCGGTATTTCTTGTTGATCCGATAGATAATATCTGACCAATAACATTGGTATCATTATACGTTTGTGCTGTTGCACTTGTCTTTGCCATTTCGCGCGCTCCTTATTGTTTAATGTCAATACCCTCTTCTTTAGCCTTTCTCAATATAGCTATTTTAAGAGGTCCATTATTATTTTCTTTTGCCTTGTCATAAGCCGATTGTAAATTATTAACATCAACCGGTTTATCATTTCCAATCGGTTTATTTCCACTTAATCGCTTGTTAATTTCTTTTTCAATTCTCTCTTCAACTTGCTTGTTTATAAATTCATTTAATCCAGAAATATCATCTTTTATTTCTTCTTCAGTTTCTCCATTAATGTGTTTTGCAAATTCCTGCGGTAACCCCACATCAAATAAAGACTTATCAATTATACGCTCAATTTTTAATTTTTGTGTTTCCTCTTCAATTTTTTTCTTTTCTTCTTTAGCAAGCTCCAGTTCTCGTTTAGACCTTTCTTTTTCATCCAAAGACTTTAATTCTAATTCTTTTTCGTGATCTTCTTTTTCTTTTAATGCTTTCTCAAGTTCAGAATTTCGCCTGTTTAATCCGGCAATTTCTTTTTTATGACTTTCTAAAGCAATAGAAACCTTTTCTGTAATAATTTTTTCGATATCAGAACTTTGTTCAATATCATCTGTAGTGTCCTGTGGCTCCTGATTAGGCTCCACCTGAGGGTTTGTATCTTCTGACATAATATTCTCCTTGTTTTAATTGTCAAGTATTTTTTATAATAGTTATTTTATAAAATTCTAAAATATTATTCACTATGTTATTATTTTCCACTTACAACTACCCCGTACTTATTTTTCCTTAAACCTTTTTTACTGGCCCATACATCAAAATTATTATATGAAAAATATTCATTCTGTCCAGTTACCGGATCACGACCAATTCGGACAACAGGTTCTACATCATTAACAATATTGATAACAGTTTCCCGGTCATTTATATCATATTTAGCAACTCCACTTGTACCTGGCGTCATGGCCTTTGCTCCGTTTGGATACACAAACGGCTTGTCAACAGAAACAGTCTGCCCATCCATACTAGCGCTTTGTGCTCTTGTTCTATTGTCAAGCGTAGAAATAAGTTTTCGCTTAATCTTAATTCCTTGATTATCCAAATCTTTAGATACTGCATAACTACCAAGATTGGACACCCTGTTTGTCTCGGTCCTTATTATTCGTAAAGCATTTGATTTTGCCCCAGTATACCTTTTTACCTTTCCGTCTGTAAACTCGCGGCCTATTGCATCACGAATAGAATTAACTGTTTGCGTATATGAAGTTCCGCCTAAAAATCGTTGTGTTATTATTTCCTGTATTTGATTTATTTCTTTAATAGAATCATTTTTGAGCAAATTTACCAATGTACCACCTCTGGGCATATATAAACTTTTGTCTCCAAATCGTTTAATAATTTCGGCAGTTATATTTTTCCATGCATGGTCCGTTCCCAGCACTGTTAATTCTACAAGCTGCTTCGGTAATAATCCAAATACACTTTTTCCGGCAACCCAATTTGCTGCAAAGTACTTTCTGTAGTATGTATTAGAAAAGGCTATTTTAAGCGCGTTTGTTATTTCAAATGCCGTAGAAGATGAATATTTTACATATTCTGCCCTTACTTGCTTTAACAGGTTTTGCAATCTATCTCGTTTAATCATTTCGTTATAATAATTATCCGGGCTAATACCGGTAAGATACTTTACATAATTGTCTTTCAACATTGTTTCAATGCTTTGCATAGCCTTCCGGTAATTTGCCAGTATTTTTTTTTGTTGTACTTTCCACTCTTCTTTTGTTAGTCGGAAAGCATCTTTCTCAAAGTTTTCCCAACTCATTTGACTAAACCGTTCCTGATTCGGTAAATCCATTCCCGGTATCCTGTTCAATATTTATTTCTTCCATGTCTCCTTGTTCTTCTTCTATTCTTTTTTGCTCAATATTCCAATCTAATCCAACCTGTTCAACTTTTGTTTGCTTGCTCAAAAAATCTACCCCTTTCATAGCATTTATTTTATCTTCAAAATCAGACGGGACTGTTCTGTTATATATAATTTTAATATTACCCTGACCCATGCCTTTTATTTTCATAAACTCAAAAATTAAACTATTTCGTTTTTCTGCACCTTCTTTATATATTTTTTCTATCCTCTGTGAATACATATTCATATCGAATAATCTTGTTATTAAAGATTTTGCTGATACCGCCCCGGAAAGACCGGTATCCGGAGAATACCAGTCTATAACGTGAGAATGTTTATGGATTTCCTGAATTAAAAGCTTTGTAACATATTCACGAAATGACGGGCTCATATCTTTTGTTAAATACTCTGCCCTCTCGTCGCTTTTAATTTCCATTAATGCTTTCCATTCATCCATATGCTGTAAATCCTCTTCATTTAGCAATCTTCCAATTACCAATAATGCATCAACCAATCTTTCAATTTCGTTGCTATTTCCAGTAACAACAATATCTAATGCATTTATATAAGGTATTATTTTATCAAAAGGAGATTTATAATTAAGAACATCAGTATTATAAACACAAACAGGATTTTTAGAAAACAACAATTCTCTTGATTCTTTAAACAAGTTTAACTCGTTATTTTTCATTGTATAATATTGCCATTCGTTATTATATATTACATCAACATAATAATCATAATCTTCTTCTTTACTCTCACGTATCCATATTCCGGCAAAAACATCAGGTTCAATAGTATCATCATATACGACAATCATATTCAGCGGATTTATATTTGCAAATCTAATCTCAGTATTATTAATATCTCCCTCAGTATAAACAAGCTCTATTCCTTTATTTAACGATAAAGCCCTTATACCGGTATTCATGTCTTTTATATCAACATTATTGTTTTTAAGAATTTTATTAAATTCTATACTAAATTGTTCGTCTTGTTCTGTTTCTGGCTGATATTGCACATTATTAAACATATAACCTGCCATAGAGTCAACAATTGTCGCATAATAACTAGTAGGAACAAGATTGTTTGGTTTTTTATTTCTTCGCTTTTTATCAAGAAATTTTTGTATTATTTCTTTATTTTCAACATCATAATACATAAAATACTTTTTTATTCTTTTGTATTCTACGCTATTCCAATAGTCTTTTATTATTTTTTCAATTTCTTTGTTGGATAATTTTTCATCTGCATTTATTTTTATCATAATTTACCTCAGTATAAAATCTTTGCCTTTAAATTACCCTTTGCTAAATGAGGATATCTAGAACAACGATCACTATCAACACTGTCATCAACTTCTTTTAACGGTTCTTCTTTACTTCCTGGTTTCCATCTATAACCTTGTAATTCCATAATATAATTTTTGTTTGTATCTCTAACAATTTTAAAAGCATTTTTTTTGCTGAACTGCTCTGCTATCCACGTTATCCCCGCGAAAACTGACCCAGGAGATGTATCAGCATGAACAACATTTATTCCTGCCTTTCTGTATTCATCAGCATTATCCGGTCTGTCGTGAGGACAATAAACAGGAAATCGTCCGTATTTGTTATATAACTCTAGTACTTGTGCTTTCCACCATTCAATACCCCTCTGTCTTTCAGCAATTTCCAATATTCTATAACACGTGCCGTCACTGACAACACAATTTAACCCCAATACACCTTTATGAGTCCATCCCCAGTCCTGCCCGGCAAAATATTCTTTAATTACAATATCTTTAGGCATCTTGTCAATTACATGCTGTTCATAGTTAAATGCAGTATATATTACACCCTCAGCTGCAACCCACAGACCCAATATGTCCCGGTCATACCACATGCCTTTTGGTGTGCTTTCCTTAACAGTCTGTATGTAATCAGACGTTAGGAATGTATTATCGTCTAATGTGAAATGAAATGATTGGATATTAAGTCTTCCGTCAGTTAGTGTACAACCATGCCGGTCAATAAATCCAGTTTTTACAAAATGATCTGGACCAGCAGGGTTGGTGTCCCAAAATACCCTGGCACCTACCCCGGAACATCGCTTAAATGCCTGGTCTATAGTATTTTTGTGATGCTCTGTTGTCTCATTAGACAGCCATCCATGAGAAGTAAATCCCTTAATAACCTTATATGAATCAGCCTTATCCGCTCCAAAACAAATAACAGTATTGCCATATAAACTAAATTCGTTTTTTTGATTTAAGTTGGTTGGTATTTCAAAAAGTCTTTCAATCTCGTCTAAAACATTGCGTTTAATCGATGCCAGGCTTGTCCCGGTAATTATAAACTTCTTTTTCTTAAAATTAGAAACATGAAACATAAAAAGTATAATATTAAGCACCGTCTTTCCGCTTCTTATGGCACCTTCTAATATTATATGTCTTGGATTGTGTTTCTTATTAAATTGTATTATTTCTAATTGTTTAGGAGTAAATAAATTATCAAATTTTGTCATATATCTATATTAAACTTCATCACTCGCCCATAAAGTTTTTTTTCAGTATGTCAAATAAATTAGAACCGTCCTCCCCTGTAATCTCATGCCTTTCAGAATATCCACGCTTCTTACCAAGCGTTGACAAAACCCATTTTGCCGTTTGAACGTCCTTTTCTTGAACTGAATTAAATACTACAGACTCAGCCATGTCTATAATTGTTTGTCTTTCGTCCTCAAAAGCTTGTTTTGTCTCTTCGTACTGATTTATCTTTGTTTCTGCAGTCTTCCAAGAACAACCAAGTTTCTTGGCTACTGTAGACATGATAGACCCTGATCCTTTAATGG